TTTAATAAACTTTATGTAAACAAATGTTTTTTAAATAAGAGAAAAGCAAGTTATAACCTACATAAATAAAAATGAAAAATGTCAATCTATGTTTACGATTTAACTTGTATTTTGAAAAAATAATAATATTATAAAATCAATTACTACACTTTTTCGTACTATGGAACTAAAAACAAACACCATACGAAACAGAGTGCACAGACTCTGACGAAACTATCTTGAAGCTAGAACAATACCAACGCAAAACAGAGTCCCACGAGAACAAAAACATCCTACTTTATCCAAGCAATCTGTTTACAACAGAATACACAGATGACGGGACACACTCCAAGCATTAACCACTCCAACTAATTGATGGGGTTGACCAAGATTTAAAACTTTATCATAATATGCCAAAAAAACATCCATGATGAAGACCAAGTAAAATTAGTGAAGAAAAAATCAAAAAACTTGAAGAAGCATTTGCAATGGATTGTAGCGTAAAAGAAGCGTGTCTTTATGCCTGAATTTCTATTCAAACTATGTATAACTGGCAAGAACAAGACAAAGAGTTATTTGAACGTTTAGAGCTTATGAGAGAAACTCCTGTATTTATAGCAAGAAAAAGCGTAATTAACAATATGAAAACTGATGGAGATTTAGCATTAAAATATCTTGAAAGAAAAAAGAAATCAGAATTTACTCCCAAGTCTGAAGTTGAAAGTAATATAAATATGACAGCTAAAGTTGTTTCACTTCCTGAATTGCTTGATGACACAGGAAATACTACGGAAGCCTAATCCATGACCGCAAACAAAAGTCCTTTCTCGTACTGAGAAGGAAATTTTGTATTGATGAAGTCGTTGAGGTTGAAAGACAGATGCTGGGCTTGCGTGGATATTGAGATGGATAGATAATCCGAAATTGAGAGTATTAGTTCTTCGTGAAACGTATGATGATCTTGTTGACTGGATAGATAGAGCAATGCAGTTGTATGAAAACTTTTGAGCAGTAAAGAGTTGATTGCCTGTACAGATTACTTTCCCTTCTGGTGCTACGATAAGAACGTGATATTTGAAAGGGCAATCATACGATAAATACAAATGACACGAGTATCAAAAAATGATTATTGAAGAGGTAACACAGATACCTTGAGAGGAAAGCTACGAAAAGCTATTATGATCCTTGCGTAGTACAGTAGACTGATTAAAGCCACAAATATTTTTGACAACGAATCCTGATTGAGTATGAAGATTACGAGTCAAAAGAAGATTTGTTGATATTGTGAAAGCTGGTGAAAGATATACAGATGAAAAGTGAAACACAAGAATATTTATTCCTGCAAGAGTGCAAGACAATCCTATTTTGTTGGAGAAAGACCCTTGATACTTGCAATACTTGGAATGAATTAGAGACGACCAATTAAGAAAAGCGTGGCTTGAGTGAGATTGGGAAGCGTATGATGTGAAAGGAGCGATATATTCTAGTCAAATTAAACAAGCGAGAGATGAGTGAAGATTGTGTAGAGTCCCACTAGAAAAAAATCTTTCAGTGTATGTAGCTTGGGATTTATGAATAAACGATTATATGTCGTTGATTATTTTTCAAACATACGGAAAAGAGATAAGAGTTGTTGACAGTTACTACAACGATTGAGAACCTCTTGATTTTTACATTTCACGATTAAAACAAGCCAATTATACGATAGAAAAACATTATCTACCTCATGATGCAAACGTAACGAGTAGGCAAACAGGAAAAACTGATTATGATATTCTTACTGGATTGTGAGAAAGGTGTGAGATATTACCACGTACTTCTGATTTACGAACGGACATAAACACTGCGAGACAAACATTCCCATATGTTTGGTTCGATCAAGAACGTAACAAAACACTTATTGAGCATTTAGAGATTTACAGAAAAGAGCGAGACGAAAAACATCAGGTATTTAAAGACAGACCATATCATTGACCAGAATCACACTTTGCAGATGCTTTCAGATATATGTGTGTAGCAAGTCAAAGTTTGTTACAAGTAAGAAACCATTACAAAGCATCTAGTTCTGATTTATCTCATTTATTGTAAATGTTTGTTGCAAAGATAGACAGATTAACACCAAAACAGATTACTTACTTTCATTTAGTGTATGAAATGGAGTTACCTATGGTTGTTGTGTGTCAAGTAATGGATATAAAAAAGTCGCAATATTATAATTTAAAAAGATGAGTAGATGAAGAACTAAAGAAACAAGAACGTAGATATATTTTCTCTTGCAATTCCACATAAAGTTGTATATGCAAGTGGTAGATAATACATTTATTGGTTTAAAATAAATGAAACTACCAGATAGAATAATAAATTGAGTCGCTCAAAAAGCTAAACAAGAATACGAAATGTCGTTCTCTTTTGTACAAACAAAGAGGGATTTTTTCCGTAATAATTACAGATTGATTATGAATCAATGAAGCGACAACAAGATATATGAAAGATTGATGTTCAGAATGGTCGATATGATGTGTGCTTTATCACATAAATTTAGACCATCAGTAACTTTTCAAGCAAGACAAGAAGATGACAAAGAATATATCAAGATGCAAGAGCTAGTGAAAGAGTTCGACTACGATGAAATGCAAATGTGAACGAAAAACTACTGGATGCAATGGTATAAATACATTTTCTGACCATGAATACAGGTAAAAGATGCTTTCAATAAGTTCACTTCGACACCACAATACAAAGTAATGAATCCGATGAGCTGGATTCCTGATGTAGCTTTTGATATAAACGGTTGATTTAGATACCATTGATTTGAATTAGAAACGACAATAGAAGAATTGCAGTACAATAAACAGTTCTATAATCTCGAGATGTTGAAAGACGAAAAGACATTACAAACTGAAAGGAGTGCAGAACAACAACAAAACTATCAAGCGTGGGTAAGTAATAGAAGATTGCAAGAGGTAACAAGTATGCCTGAATGAGTGTATTCTATTTACCAACACTTCACAATATTTGAAGGTAACAAGTATGAAATCCGACTCGGTAACGACAGAACAGTACCTATATTTTGTAGGTGGATTAAACCAGTATTGCAAGAAGAGAAGAATGATCCAAGTAAGATTAGCTTTTGAGTGAATGTAAGACGATACAGACCGTTGCCATGAGACCCATATGGAGTATCTTTTGCTTTTGATTTGCTACTAGACAAACAGAAACAAATACAGACTTTCCATAACTTGAATTTGATTAAAGCGAAAGAATCTGCTTTGTGAGCAAAGTTCTTGTATGATCCTGAGATAGTAACAGCAGAAAATATGAGTGTACTACAAAAAGCATTTGAAACACCAGTATACATTCCTGTTCCTTGAATGAGTAAAATGAATGTCGATGCAGTGAGAGAGTTACCAAAATGAAACATCACACAACAAGCATTCGAGTTTCCAAATGTTTTGGATAATATTGTAGTGCAAGATACTTGAATGGATGAAAGGACAATGTGAGTGAGTGCATGACCACAGATTACTAGAGCAGAAAGTGAGAGAGTACAAACCAACGCAAATATTAGATTGTTACTAGGTGCAAACTTCGACATTGAAGCAGAAAAAGAGTTTTACAGAACATTACGGTATAGAGAATACGTAGAGAATAAAAAATACGTTAAGAATAAGTTTGTTGAGTTGACTAATTGAGTGCAAGTTATCCCAATGTATTTAGATGCAAAAGATTTCTTGACTACACAAGACCCAAGAATGAAAGCAGTGAGTACAATCGATGCACAAGAACAAAAAGAGAAGAAGAGATTGTCGTTTATGGCGGTGTTTAATACGTTGTTTCAATGAGCTACAAGTCAGTTTGGTAAAAATAAGTTGATGAAGATAATGGCAGACTTACACGATGTAGAAAAGGAGATTGTTGATGTAGTGTTTGGTAAATCACAAGCGGAAATGCAAGCTATGGAGGATTTAAATTTGATAAACAAAGGTATTGTACCAAAAGTATGAGATATAAGCGAAGACCATGATACATTTATTGATATTTACAACTCAAGTCCAAACACAGAAACAAAGATGAAAGCTATATTCAACAGACAATTAGCAAAAGCAGCACAAGAAGAAATGATGAAAGCGACAGGACAAGAACAACAAGCTCCAGTGAGTGCAGGAATGGAGAATCAGGCTCTTGCACAAGCTAGTAATAAAGCAACACCAACAGCAACCTCTTTAGCACAAGTAGCATAATGGCAACACAACACGAAGAAATCAGGTCATTACAAGCATCATCTTGACGAAAACTCATCGCAGCGTGATTAGAGATGAGAAAGAAACAAGTATTATCTATGATGCTTGATGCAAGTACATACGCTGGGCTTGCAACTGACACACTAGACGAGAATGCAAGGAAACAACTATACACACAACACTTATTAAAACTACAATATAACTTCATTGATTTATTGTTAAATATTCCACAGCATATATTGAATACAGAGGTTAAAGAAACGGAGTTAAAACCACAAGACGTGGAAAAGTTAATAGCTAGTTTCGATATTGATAATAGACTATAGGTCTGTTATCCCATCGACATTAGGTCGTGATTTTATTCTCCTTCGTACAATGACTGACGATACAAGTCTACAAAATCCCGTTACAGATGGAAATGGCGAACCAACTGCTACCGATAACAAAGAGCCAGCTTTAGTTCCTTCTTCAAGACTTCGTGAGGAAGCAGAAAAAAGAAGAGAGCTTGAAGCTAAAATCGCTGAATATGATGCAAAGCTAGCAGAAAAAGACAATCTTTTGTCTGAAAGTGAAGCAAAGATTCAGCAAGAAAGAATGAACATCGAAAAGCAATTTGCTGAAAAGATGTATGGTGCTGACATGGTAAACGACACAGCTGTGCAGGAATACAAAACCAAGTATCCTGACCTAGAGTATCCACAAATCTTTTGAGCATTGTGAATAGAAGTTCCTCCAACTTCTCAATGATATACTTGAATGCCATGAAGAACAAGTATTGGGCAGAATATGAAGCCTACGACTATTAGTAAAGATGATTTACAACAGTTGTATGTATCGGACTATAAACAATACAAATCTATTATGGAGAAAGTAGTATCAAGAGAAATACAAATTGTTTAATTTTATTTTTCTTTTTAAATAATGGCTAATACTAACATTTTAAATGACATTTTGTCGCCAAAACTTCTTTTATCTTTGCAACAGAAAGCTAGATTAAAAGCATACTGTGATATTAGAGGTGATTTTACTGCTGGAATGGGTGATTCTCTTAGAGTTCCTATCTTCCCAACGTTTGATGCTGAAGTAGGTGGTGTTGCTGGTTCTGAAATTGCAGGTACTAACATCGTAATTGATGAAGCTACTCTCGATATTAACAGAAGAGCTACAAAACTTGTTACTATCACTGAATGGGAAAAATGGATTACTAACTATTCATTGCAAGATGCTACAGTTGCAGAAATGTACAAAGCAATTGCAAGAAAAGAAGAGGATTACATTATCCAAGCGTTGCTTGATGCTACTGGTACAGATATCAACACTACTGGTACACTTGCTACTGAAAGTTCTACAACTATCTACGAATCTATCTTACAATTCAAAGAAATATTTGAGAACAAAGGTACAAATACTGATGGTGAAGGTGAAATCGTTGTTGTTGTTAATCACAACATCCACAAAATTCTTAAGACTTCTGAATTGTTCGATGCTACTGATAGTGGTTTAAGAACAAGAATGTCTGGTTTAGGAATTGCTGGTACTATGCTTGACGGTAATATTCATATTATTGCTTCAGGTAGAATCCCACAAACTTCAGGAGCTGGTGGTTACTCTCATATGATTGGTTTCAGAAAAGGAGCTTGTGCATTCGGTAATGGTGCTATGAATTTCAAAGTAACTGACAATGCAAAAGCGTTCTCTGCAAACGTATTGTTCGAAAGAATGTTCGGTACTAAAGTTCTTGGTGCTCCAAATAACGACAGCGTTGCAGTTAAGTATGTTACAAACAGAACAACTACAGATGCTTTCGCTCCTGCTCTTTAGTAATTAGGGAGGTGTAATTCCTCCCATCTTTTATTCCTATTCTATTAAGATGTTTAAAAATGTACTAACTAAAAATCCAAATCTTGCGATTAAAACTGGTTCTTCTGCTCTTGTAAAACACGATGCTTTTCAATTCCTATACAATGGTGTATTGTATGCAAAAGGTGCTGGAGATGCTCCTGCTTTGTCAGGTAGTATTGCAGACGACTACAAGATGGTTTGTGCTTTGTATATCACAACTGCTGGTACTCTAGCTTGGGATTACTCAGATGCTATTGCTTTGGCTACTGATATTAACGTAAACAAAGTAATTCAACAAAAGAGAAGTCTTGCTGGTACAGAAGGATTGCTCGTAGGTTGGGTAGTTATCATCAATGAAACAGGATCAGCGTTTACGCTTGGTACTACTGCTCTTGATGTAGCAAACTCAACTGTTTACTACGCAAATGCTTTCGGTTTGACAGCACAAGATGACGTTCTTTAAGAACTAAGGGGGCGTGCCTCCTTATAAACATACAGATTTTATTTTGTGTATTTATATATGGCATACTTCGAGATTCGGTACTATATCCATGATGAAACAAATCCTTGAATGGTTTACAAGGTAAAACAAGAAGAAGCAAAAATGAGAACAAGATCATGACAGTGTGTTTTGGTTGATCCAAAGACTATGGAGAAGTTCGAAACGCCACAAGAATGGCTTTCTGTAATAGAAGAAAAAGCACCACAAGAAGTTTCAAGTGATGAATGAAAACAAACACTAGAAGAACTACAGAAAAAATACGTAGAGAAGTTTGGGAAACAACTTTCTATTAGATACAAGAACGATGTAGAGTGGATTAAAAGTAAACTTTATTCTTAATTAGACAATGCCAAGTGTTGCAAATATATTAGATATGGCAAGATTGCAATGTAACAAGACTGAAAGTATGTCTTGATTATCAAATGCTGAGCTTTTGCCATTTTTGAATGCTTTTGTTTATGCAAGAACACAAGAGGAAATCAGAAGAAAAGTAGATTGAGAGTATTTTACGTATACTTTCACAACAAATATTGTTGATGGACAAGATAAATACTTGTTGCCACAAGCTGATACAACTACTCCATGAGTATTAAAGATTATTGAAGTGTGATTGTTGGTAAAATCGACAGATGATTATTACACTACTATCTATGAAAAAGGTACAAAAACAGTGGATAGGTTTACAGACTACGAAGCATTGAATGCTTCAACTCCATATTACGACAAAAGAAACGGTTATTTATATTTGTATCCTACTCCTACAGAGGATATTGATGACTGATTAAAGATTTTAGCTAGTGTAACTATGCCAGATTTGGAAACAACAAGTACAGAATCAGATATTTTCCCAAATCACCAACATTTAAGACAATTTCACAGTGTATTAGTAGCTTGAATGAGGGAAGTTATATATCAAATAGCTTGAGATACACAATTGAGAGTGCAAGCAAAACAAGAGTTTGATATTGAACTTCAACAGATGTGTTTTAGTTTACAAAAAGGGCAAGAGCCTTTAGTATGAGAAGTTTTTACTTGATCTCAATATCGATAATATGCCACAAGTATGAAAGATATTACAACAAGGTTTTCATGGTGGTATTAGTAACCATGATACTTTAGTATGAGAAAATCAAGTAGCGTATGCAGAAAATGTATTTTTACGTAATCCTGATTATGTGAGTTTGAACCAAAAACCTGAGAACTATGCTTTGACTGATAACGATTTAGCATTGTGTATGAATGAATCAAGATGGTACTGACACGATTATTTTGGAACTGAGTTAGGTAAAATGTATGATGCTTGAAATAATGTAATAAGATGTGATACAGCAACAAATAGTTATATTTTAAACATCTTTACCGTTGGTAATACGTATTTATATTTCTGTCATAGTAATTATAAGATATGACGTGTATTAGTAGATGATTTGGTAGATTGACCAACTCGGTGATGATGACAATTACAATCAGAATGAAGTTACAACGAAACATATTTATCATGAAGTAGTGATTTTATTAGTAAGTTAATAAATTTATGATCTGATTATTATGCTATATGATGGAACTGATGATGATTAAAATATATAGATAGTTCGTTTACAGTTTCTTCAAGATGAAGTATAAGACAATTTGGTATAGGTTTATGGAGAACACAAAACTATATTAAAGTGTTTGGTTCAAAAGGTAATTTATATTGGAATGATTGAGCAAATAGTGTTTATAGTGCTGAGTTAGATTTAGACAGCACATATATTGAATGAATAAAGCTAAAAGATACTGAAATGCTTATTAGTGGTATTTCATCACAAAATAGTCATATATTTGTACCTAACTGAGAGGGGAAAACACTTATTGCAAGTGCAAGATTGTCATGACCAGATCAGAAAAAAGTACATTATTATTGAAGAAATGCTTATTCTGGTATGGCAAATACAACTGAAAGACAAAATTGAAATGATACTCATTGAAGTTTTAATGATATTTGATACGTTATAAACAATACTGGTGTTATGAGTTACGGTAAAATACTTGCGTGATTGCAAGACTGATGGAATATGGAATGGGTAAGTAACTATAATAATGATACTGTAAGTGATGTTGGTTTTATAAAAGTATTAGAAAGTATAAGTTGAACTACTTATTTGTATTATTCTCGGAGATCATGAAGTGTGTGTTGAGTTGATAGGGTGAATTTAGATAAAATGAACAATCCTGACAAGTTTGTTTCTAAATGAGAATTGCATAGTAAGGTATGGAACTTTTGAGATGCTAAAACATATATTAGTAAGTTGAAAATAAGAGCATATACAACAGCTGGACAAACTATAAAAGTATATTCGAGTGTAAATTGATGAGCGTTTACTCTAAAGTCGACATTAAATTGAACTGATCCTAAAAAATACTTTGTTATTGATGCTAAAGAAGAAGCATACACAATACAATGGAAGTTTGTGCTAGAAACAGACGATGAAGATGAAACACCTAAGATGTATGCTTATAGTTTTATTTATGAAATACCTGATAATGATTAAAAAAGAGAAATGGGAAGAAAAAATAATAAAAGGTGTTGAAATTCCACCCAAAAAAGATGTAGAGTTAATAAAGACACAACCAAGATATTTAGGTAAAAGAACAAATAATCCAAAAAATGCAAACTTGTGAGATTCATACTGGACTTGAACTAATTTAAAATACTTTACAGAAGATTGACGAGTAACTGTTTAATTTATTTATAAAAAATGGTAACATACGCACAGCAGACTGATCCTGAAAAGGCAAAAATAAGTAGTATAGGTGAACAAATAACACCTGATAATGTTGCACCTGATTGGATATGAGAGCCAAAGAAAGCGACAAAAACGGAAATGAATTTATGACCACAAAGTATAAAACTTGATACCCCAGAAACGATTGATCCAAAGACGTGAAAAATGTATAACGCTGATTGAAGCGAATATACAGGTAAATTATCACAAACAACAGAATGAAAAGACTATTGAACAATAAAAGACAAAGCACAGTCTGTTTCTTCTCGTACTTGAAGTTATTACAATGACGTATACTTACCAAAGAAACAATTAGAACAACAAGCTAAGACTTGAGACATTAAAAATATAGAACAGCCAGCACCAAGTAAAACGCAAATGATGGATACAAAAACCATAGCACAACAATACGATGCTTGAGCTATTAGTGCAATAGATTTAGAGAACTTAAGAACAACAGACCCATTGAAATACCAAGAAGCAAAAGCAGAAATAGAAAGGAAAAGAACAGTTGATGCAATCAATCAAAATCAAACAAACTTTTTGAATACATATAAATGATTAAGTGAAAGTTACCTAAAACAATGGGAAGATTTAACAGCAAGCGATGATGGTAAAACTCTTAGAGAAGAAGTTTTTGCAAAATACTGATTAAACGAAAGTAATGATAGAATTAAAGACTATACAACACAAATAGATTGAGTAGAAGAAGAATTAAGAGGTTTGGAAGATTATATAAGTCAATGAGATGCTTTTGCGGATCGTAATTTTCTTATCAATAAAAACAAGGAGCTTACTAGAAAAAGAATGGATCTTGTAAAAGCAAGAAGTGCTGAAATGGATTACTACAGATTGTGATTAGAGCAAGCTGATGCAGTTGCAAAAGACTATAAAGAGTATCAAGCACAAGAGATTGCACAGTTATGAAAGAAGTTCGAGATGCTTACTGGTATGAGTCAGATGGAGTTTGAAATGAGAGACCAGCAGACAAGAGATTATTTGGCTGAGATTGATAAGGATATTGTTGATATAAAAGCAGATCAGTTAGAAGAGGAAAAGAGATTAGAAAAAGAAGCAAAACAAGCACAAGACACGATATTAAATGCAAGTTTATTATCTTTGTATGATAATTTTACCCAAGAAGAAAAAGCTGTATTGCTATGACTACCTACTGAATCAGTATCTACTTTATTAAAAACAGTTGATGCACAAGCTAAGGCTGATGCTGAAAGACAAATGGATATTGAAAAAATGAATTGGGAAAAATATAAATTCAATACAGAACAGAAATCAAAACAGAATAATTATAAACCAGTAACCATTGAAATAGATTGAAAAAAACAAACTGTATTAGTAAACGAAAATTGAGATATAAAACCAATGAATACTGATTATTTTGAATGAGAAACACCAAAAATTAAAGATGATTGAACGTATTGATGACAATGTGGTGCATATGTAAATAGAGCTATACCATGAATGTCTCCAAATTGAAAACGGTTTTGAGACAAACTTGCAGATAAAATTGATTTGATAGATTCTGCTGTACCTATAGTATGAGGTGCAGTAATTATGGATTACAAACAAATAGACCCTAAAACATGAATGAATTACTGACACGTATGAGTTGTAACATGAATAAATGCGGACTGAACAATTAATATTTCAGATAGTAATGTAAAATGAGATGAAATTGTAAGTAATAGAACATTATCTCCAAATGAAATGAAGAAAGTCGTATGATATATGACACCACCAGTACCAAAGCAATCTATTGTTGATGGGATGTCTACTTTTAAATTCTGATTAACAAAAGAGGAAAGTGCAGTATTTACTGAAACAATGAACAATCTTATTGAGGATTGAGATATAGAGTCTATTAAAACGAATTTAAAAGATGCTTATATGTCTAAACTTACTGCTTGAGAACAAGAAAAAATAAGATCAAGATATGTTATTGCAGATATGACTCAAACATTGCTTCAAAATATAGAACAATATGTAGATCAATGATGAGACGTTTGATTGTTCGCAGGTACAAAAGAACAGATGCTAAATAAGATTTGAAAAACGTGAAGTAAAGAACTTGCATCTATATCAACACAGATTATAGACCTTATTGATAAGATTAGTAGAGATAGGTCTTGAGCTGCTCTTACAGATTCTGAGATCAACTTATATACACAGTTATTACCTTGAGTTTGAAAAAGTATGACATACAATAGATGAGTTGTTGAATGATTAGTGCAAAGTGTAAAGAATCAAGATAAATATCTAGATCAAGAAATAAGTAAAAGGGTAACATGAAAAGCTAAGGATTTTGTATATCCACCAGAACGAGACCAGAAAGATTTCGCACAATGGTTACAGAATTGAACAGCTACATTAGTAGACTAATTTATTTTTCTTTTACAAATGATAGATTTTAAACCAGTTTCAAAACCTAAGGTATTAAAAGAAAAATGAGTAGACGTTTCACAAATAGACTATTCTCAAATTAAGGAAGTAGTAGATGCTTGAAGGTTTTTAAGAAGTTATGAAAAAGCAGTAGAAACATGATATATGTGAGATTCCACATCATTTGCAAAACAACTAGAATCAAAATGATATGAAATTGAATGATTATCTGAATATAAACAAGAAGAGTTGAGAGGTAAATATATACAGAAAGTCCAAATGGAGCAAAAAAATATGGTAGCACAAGCTAAAAAAGAAAAAGAAAAAAAATCTTTTCTTGAGTCTTTAAAAGCTCATGCAGAATGAAGAGTAGAAAATATAGAATGAATATACGCTAGGGCAAAGGCTTGAGAACAAACAATACTAGAAAATCCATTACAAATGGCTTGAGAGTGAATAGGTTTTGTTTGAGATGTTATGTGAGAAGCAATGATTAGATGAGCAAAATGATTATATTCAATGTTGCCTAATTTTGCAAAAGAATGACTTGAAGAAAAAGCAAAAGAAATAATTAAAAAACCTTCTATACAGAAATGATTATATTATGTTACACAATGAGCAAACGCATATAATAAATGGGCTGAATCACATCCTAGAGCGGATGCAAATTTAAGATCATTTTTTAATATATGAGAAATGTTACTGAATTTTAAGGCAAGTAAGATTGTTTGAGAAACTGTTACAAAATGAACAATGGAAACAGCATGAGCTGTAAAAGAAGTATGAGAATTAGTAACAAAACCATTAGTAAAATGAACAGAAAAATTGACTACATGAGTTCTATGATTAACTACTGGTACGTCTCCAGACACTATTAGAACAGCTTTAAAATTTGCTGGGACAGATGACTTTACAAAAGCATTAAGAGGACAGATAACAGATGTTGACGTATTAAAGAATACAGAAAAAGCATTAACTAATTTAAAGAATAACAGAAGAGTATTATATTGAGAATGATATGACAAGTTACTTGAGTCTACTGCTAATGTTAACATAAACGATGCTGTTGATTCTTTTTGACAAAAACTTTTTGGCAAGTGAGGTTTTTGAGTATCCATGACAGATGAATGATTGGATTTTACAAGATCAACAATATCAAGAGGTTCTGGGCAAGAATGAGTATTAAAAAACATAGCTTCAGATTTGGCAAAACGGCAAACTGATTGAGATTTTTCTCCAGCCAGTATAGATATACTAAAGAAAAGAATATGAGACTATTACAAATGATCTGCTGACTTTGCACAAACTGATATGGTAGTAAAAGATATTACAAATAAATTGTCTAAATCAATTACAGAAGCTGTACCAGAATATGCACAAATGAACGCTAAATATTCTGAATTAAGTGATTTGATTGATGAAGTAGCTAGTACATTAAGTGTATGAAATAACAAAAATGCAACGACATGAATTACAAAGTTAATATGAACATTAAGAAGAAATCAAGAGTATAGACAAGTAGTATTACAAGATTTACAACAATTTGCTGATTGAAATTTACTTGCACAACTTGCAGGTACAGCATTGTCTGAATGAATGCCAAGAGGATTGGCTTGAGTAATAGCTTGATGAAGTGCTATAGCATGAGCGACTCTATTGTCTCCACAGTTTTTATGATGACTTGCTCTAGCATCTCCACGTGTAATATGAGAACTTGCAAATGCAGTATGAGTTACTGTTGATTTTCTTAAGAAAGCAATTAAAAACTCAGAAGAAATTATAAGTAAATCTTTATTAAATAATCCAGTAGATGTATATCCTATTGATATTAGTAGTGTGTTTGGCGGTTTCCAAGACGATACAGTAAAACAACCTACTTTAACTGAAATGTTACAAGAATCTAGTGATGAAGAGTTAAAAGCTAACTGATTCACTGCTACAATGATTAAAAAATTGAGGAGACAGCAAGACATTGCTGAGTAAATTTAGTTTTTCTATATACAATGCCACTAAAAAAATGATCTAGTAAAAAGACTATCCAATCTAACATAAAGAAAGAGATAAAAAGCGGTAAAAAGCCATCGCAAGCGGTAGCTATTGCATACAGTTACGCAAAGAAAAGAAAAAAATAGTCTTGCAATTCCACTTTTATATTCCTAAATAGTGAGTATGACACGAACTATTGAAACAGATTTAACAACAAGCTGGACTCTCGAAAGTCCGTATCTCATAGATTGGTTAACTACTGAAAGTGGAGACCCTATATTAACGGAAACATGAGAGAGAATTTATGCAGAAACTACTACAACAGCACGAGATAAGGAACAAGACACAACAACAAGCTGGACATTTATATAGCTTTATGCAATGGTAAAAATCTCTGAATTAGCAAACGATTGAAGTGTAACAGGTACTGAGCAAGTACCATTGAATGATTGATGAACGACAAAAAAAGCTACAACACAAGATATAGCAGATATAGCGAACATACCATCATCACAAGTAACTGATTTTGATACTGCGGTTGATGCGAGAATAAACGTTCCAACAGACACAGCAAAGACAACACCAGTAGATACTGATGTTTTTGCGTTATGGGATACGATAAGAAAAAAAGTAACGTGGGCAAATATCAAAGCTACGTTAAAAACGTATTTTGACACGTTGTATCACACAAAGAATGCTTTGAGAACGTGATTAACTGCTAACCAAATGCTTATTACTGATGGTAGTGGTAATGAGTGATATGCGAATGCTGCAGTTATGGCAAGCGATGCTGAGGCGGATACTGGTACTAATCAAACAAAATATATAAATCCAAAGCAAGCAAAAAATAATGTTGATAGAATCACAGGAACAAGAACATGAAGTTCGACAGGTTCACAAACTTTAACACATAATTTATGAAAGACACCAGTCTTTATTTATGCTATTGCTAAAACAAATTGATATTATATTAGTTCATTTGGGATGTGGTGTTCTGAGTGAAACTCTTCTGTAAGTGATCTTTCTGCCTGAGTGAGTATTGAGCCTAACCTTTCAGACTCTGTTTTGATAAACACTTCAACAATATCATCAAATAGATCCTTAAACTGTAGTGTAACTTCTGTAACTACGACAGATATTGTAATTAACTGGACAACATCTTGAAGTGGTTGAAGTTTTTATGATGTTTGATATACTTTCTTTGTATTTTGATAAAAAGACTATGATGAATAGTAAATACAGACTAATTTATTTATATTAAGAAAATGTCAGAAATTCTTAGAAAAATAGAAGAAGAAGCAAAAGCAATGATAGGCAAAGATGTCTACGCTAAAGTTTCTGCTATTGATGAAAAAGTTACTTCTGAGATTAGTGATATGCGTTCTGACATAGAAGACGTACAAGAAATAGTTGACGAGTTGGTAGAAAGTACAGACGAACACAAGAAAAAAACAAAACAAGAAATAATGCAACTAGAACAAGCCATTTCTAGTACAAAAGACGAATTAAAAAAAGAAGCAAAAGAATATTCAGCAGTAGTATCAAGAAACTTTACTGCACAAGAAGAAAGAATTGATGAAGTAGAGAGTAAAGTAGATGCTATAAAGATACCTGAGCAGATAGATATTAAAGCAATCAATAAACAAATAGATAGTAAAGCAGACAAGAAGCACACTCATAAAATTAAAGACGTTGAATGATTAAAAGAGAAGTTTGACGAATTAAAAGAGGAGATAAAAAGCATACCAGCTTGAAAAGGTGAAACAAGTATATGAGGTTGATTAAAAGGTATTAGAGGGTTAGTAGCTTGAACGGGGATTACAATTGATGATAGTAATGCAAAGTTTCCAGTAATTAACGCTACATGATGAGCTTCATCATTAGAAGT